GGCCGTGGTGTCTGTGAGAAGGGCTACAACAGCCAGAAGGCTTTGGATGCAGAACTGAGGGCTAGGATTGATGCCTTGGCCTTGACTGTGCATCCTATGATGGCTATGGACTCTACTCGTATTCCGAGAGGCGCACGTTTAGAGGTGAAGCCGGGTAAGCTGATTCTGACTAATGGTGACCCAAGGGAAGTCCTCCAGCCCTTTAACTTTGGTCAGGTAAATCAGATAACTTTTGCTCAGGCCGCAGAGCTACAGAAGATGGTACAGACCGCTACTGGTGCTATCGACTCTGCTGGTATTCCCGGCTCAATCAATGGGGAAGCTACCGCTGCTGGTATCTCCATGTCTCTTGGTGCAATCATCAAGCGTCACAAGCGCACACTGATTAACTTCCAAGAGTCTTTCATTATACCGTTTGTAACCAAAGCTGCTCACAGGTATATGCAGTTTAACCCTGAAGCGTATCCTGTGGCTGACTACAAGTTTGTTGCCTCTAGCTCTCTGGGCATTATTGCCCGTGAGTACGAGGTCACTCAGCTAGTCCAGTTGTTACAGACGATGCCAGCAGACTCCCCATTGTACCTCTCCCTCATTCAGTCAATCATAGACAACATGAACCTGTCTAACCGTGAGGAACTGATTGAGCAACTAGCACAGGCTTCTCAGCCGTCACCAGAGGCACAGCAAGCAGCTCAGGCAGCACAGCAGGTACAGCTTGAGTTCCAGCAGTCACAGACTAATGCGCTCAATGGACAGGCCGCTGAGTCTCAGGCTAGGGCGCAGAAGATTGCTGCCGAGACACAAGCCATTCCTATTGAGCTTGAGAATGACAGGCTGAAGGCTGTGGCAACTAACCTCAAGGCTGGTGACCAGGACGATAAAGAGTTTGAACGTAGAATTAAAATAGCCAATACGCTATTGAAGGAACGAGAGATAGCAGTAAAGGAGCAGACTAATGGTCAGCCATCGTGAGCTAGAAGCAGTAGTAGCGCAAGTTAATGCTGAGTTTGAAAGACTAAATAACCGCATAGCGGAGTTAGAAAATGCCAGACAAGAAGAAGAAAGACCCACGACTGGAAAGGGCAGGGGTAAGCGGATACAACAAGCCGAAGAGAACTCCGAGCCATCCAACTAAGTCTCATGTCGTTGTAGCCAAAGAAGGCGATAACGTAAAGACAATTAGGTTTGGACAGCAGGGTGTCTCTGGTGCTGGTAAGAATCCTTCAACCGCTAAAGAGAAAGCTCGTAGGGCATCGTTTAAAGCCAGACACGCTAAGAACATCAACAAAGGAAAGATGAGCGCAGCGTACTGGGCCGATAAAGTTAAATGGTGATGAAGTACACCACTGACCCAGCTAGTTTAATACTAACTATCTTGGAGTACACAGGAGGTCAGTACACACCAAAGCAAGTGGTAGAGATATACAACGTAATACAACAACTAGAAGAAACACCCACCAAGCAGGCTTCCTTAGCTGTTTTAAAAGAACGGAAGACTACATGAAGAAATACAAAGCTGAGGAAATGGACATCTTGTTTTTTATTATACAGAACACCAATGGTACTTGGTCTGTAGAAGAAGTCATAAAGATGTACGAGTATGTAGATAAAGAACTTGTTGTAGAAATGAAATCAGAATTAGTAGAACTAAACCAAGCAAAGAATCTACATTAAGAAGGAATCACCAATGAAAAAGAAAAAGGTTAAGAAGCCGTACTAATGGCTAAAGGCGTTAAACATTATTTTAAGGACGGCACTGTCCACTCAGGGAGTTACCATAAACATCCTGATGGTACTTTGATGACTGGGGCATCTATGTCTAAGAAGTCAAAGAAGATATACCACTACGGCAGTCTTTCTAAAAATGCTAAAGCAAAAGCTAGGAAACAGTGGGGGTAATTATGGCAGGTCTTTACGCTAACATCCACGCAAAAAGAAAGAGAATTAAAGCTGGGTCTAAAGAGAAGATGCGTAAACCCGGTTCTAAAGGTGCGCCCACTGATGCAGCCTTTAAGAAAGCAGCAAAGACTGCAAAGAAAACAAAACCTAAAAAATAATGGCGGTGAAATGGATAAAGAATTAGAGGAATACTACAGTAACTTCTTTGAATTATTTAGAACAAAAGGCTGGAAGCAGCTAATCGGAGAAGTAGATAACAACATAGAACAACTGAATAGTGTAGAGGCTACTAAAGACGAACAAGACCTTTTCTATCGGAAGGGACAACTTACAGTCTTTTTTAACCTAAAGAATCTTGAGCAGTTAATGATTACTGCAAAAGAGCAAGCAGAGTCTGAGGATAACGAAGATGATGCTATTTGACTTTAAGTGTGAGAAGGGTCATGTTACAGAGAAGCTAGTACGCTCTGACACAAAAGAGATTACTTGCCCTGAATGTGACAGTCCTGCGCTAAAGCAAATATCTGCTGTTCGTTCTAAGCTAGACCATATTTCAGGTGACTTCCCCGGAGCCACTATGAGATGGGCCAAGCAGAGAGAGCAGAAGATAAAACAAGAACGAAAGACAAGTTAATTTCCCCATAAGGGAATCAGACCCTTTCATAACTTCCCCTTCCGGGGAAACTTATAAGCCAATCCACAATGTTTTAGCACGGAGTTTAATAATGGCTAAATTTATTGATGAGCGTCCAGAAGAGGATGTCTCTACCGAGTCCTTTGAAGCTGTAGAAGAAGTTGCAGAACCAGAGGGTAGCTCAATACCAGATAAGTACCGCAACAAGTCTATTGAAGAACTTGTACAGATGCACCAAGAGGCTGAGAAGCTGGTTGGTAAACAGAGTTCAGAAGTAGGCGAGTTACGGAGAGTGGTAGATGAGTACATCAATCAGCAGACACAACTCGCACAAAAGCAAGACCCTGCCGAAGAAGTAGATTTCTTTGCAGAGCCTGACAAAGCTGTAAGTAAAGCTATAGACAATCACCCGTCTGTTAGGGAAGCAAAACAGATGGCGCAGGAGTACCGTAAGTCCACTGCTCTGGCACAGCTTCAGACGAAGCATCCAGACATGAACAGTATCCTACAGGATGCTAAGTTCATAGAGTGGGTTAATGGTTCTACTATGCGCACTCGCTTGCTTAAACAAGCAGACCAGCAGTATGACGTTGAAGCGGCAGACGAGCTTTTCTCTAATTGGAAAGAGCGTCAGGAACTTCTAGGTACGACTGCTAGGGCTGAACAGTCTCAGCGCAAACAGCAAGTCAAAGCAGCCGCTACTGGCAGTGCTAGTGGTAGCAGTGAAAAGGCTTCTAGGAAAATCTACAGAAGGGCAGACATTATTAATCTTATGAGAACTGACCCTAACCGCTATCAAGCACTATCAGATGAGATTCTGAAGGCTTACGCAGAGGGGAGGGTCAAGAGCTAACCATTAGGAGATTGACATGGCTCTTACTACTTCTACATACCCAGCAATGGGTGGCGCTGTTGATAATACTTCAGCAGCAACTTTTATACCTGAGATTTGGTCTGACGAGGTAATCGCTGCCTATCAGAAGAATCTCGTTCTTGCAAACCTCGTTACCAAGATGTCTATGTCTGGTAAGAAGGGTGACACTCTGCACATCCCGAAACCCGTTCGTGGCCAGGCTAATGCCAAAGCTGCGAATACCGCTGTTACCTTGCAGCAGGATACAGAGAGCGAAGTGTCTATCACTATTGATAAGCACTTTGAGTACACTCGTCTTATTGAAGACATCACTGACGTTCAGGCTCTGGCCTCACTGCGTAGCTTCTACACTGGTGATGCTGGTTACGCTCTGGCAAAGCAGGTTGATGATGACCTGTTCGCTCTGGGCAAGTCTCTTGGCAACGGTGCTGGCTCTAGCTGGGTTCACAATGCTTGCTACTACCCGGATGCTTCTACTGGTCTGACAGCCTATGCTGTTGACACTGTAGCTGCGGCTGACGTATTTACTGATGCCATCTTCCGTGACTTGATTCAGTTGGCTGACGATGCAGACGTTCCTATGGACGGTCGTGTATTTGTTATCCCGCCGAGCCTGCGCAATGCAATCATGGGCATTGACCGCTACGTTTCATCTGACTTTGTCGATGGCCGTGGTGTTAGCAACGGACTGATTGGTAACCTGTACGGCATTGACGTATATGTTACTTCTAACTGTCCTGTCATTGAAACCGCCGCTGATAACGCAGCAGGTGGTGCTGTTAAAGCCTCCATGCTTGTTCACAAGGACACTATGGTTCTTGTTGAGCAGCTTGGTGTTCGTTCTCAGACTCAGTACAAGCAGGAATATCTTGCTAATATGTACACTGCCGATACTCTGTACGGTACTGGTGTGCTCCGTGCTGACTCTGGTTTCGTACTGGCTGTCAACGCCTAAGCAGTAAGTGTAAGACGGGGGGGTGTAAAAGCCCCTCCGCAACTTTAAAACAAAGCCAAACTAAAGACATCGAAGGCAGGAAAAATGACTGATTATACTAAATCAACGAACTTTGCTACAAAGGACTCGTTGCCTTCTGGCAATCCTGCTAAGATAGTCAAAGGCACAGAAATCAATACTGAGTTTGATAACATAGCGACTGCTGTTGCTACTAAGTCAAACAAGGCTTCTCCCACATTTACAGGCACTCTGACTGCTGCCGATGTATCTATTACAGGCAACACTACTTTAGGTAATGCTGCAACTGATACCGTTACTATTACAGCAGACGTAGCCTCTAATGTCATCCCTAGTGCAGACAGCACATACACTCTTGGTGATGGCTCTAACTACTGGTCACACGGCTATATTGATGCTGTGACCACCACAGGTAACGTAGCTATTGGTGGTAATCTTACTGTCACAGGCAACGCTACCATCTCAGGTAATTTGACCTTTGGTGATGCAGACACAGACAGCATTACCCTGACTGCCGATGTAGCCTCTCACATTACCCCGGACGTAGACAACACCTACGACTTAGGCACAGCCGCTAAAGAATGGCGTAATATATATGTTGACGGTACAGCCTACGTTGACAATATAGACCTTAACGGTACAGCCATCACAGCCACTGGTGCTGAACTGAACTATGTATCAGGCGTAACCAGTGCTATTCAGACACAGCTTAATGCTAAACAGCCTCTTGATGCTGGCCTGACTTCTATATCAGGCTTGACAACTGCTGCCGACAAAATGATTTACACAACGGCTCTTGATACCTATGCCGTTACATCGTTATCTTCTTTTGGTAGGTCATTGATTGATGACGCTGATGCTGCTACTGCTCGGACTACTCTAGGTTTAGTTATAGGAACTAATGTTCAAGCCTATGACGCTCAACTGGCTGACGTTGCAGGACTGACACCGACAGACGGTAACTTTATTGTAGGCAACGGTACTAACTTTGTTGCAGAGTCTGGTGCTACTGCACGGGCCTCCCTTGGTCTTATTATAGGCACTGACGTACAGGCTTATGATGCAGACACAGCTAAGTATGATGACGTTACAGCTAACTTCACTGGGACGCTACAGAACGCTGGTAGCAATGTTGTAGTGGACTCTGACGTTGGCTCTACTGTATTGGCCTACGACAGCAACCTTCAGTCCTTTGTCACAACCTTCACCCTTCCCACAGCAGACTCTACCGCTGGCTACGTCTTAAAGACAGACGGTGCTGGTACGCTGAGTTTTGTTGCACAGTCAGCCTATGATGAAAGCACAGTAAACATTACAGGCGGCTCTATCAATGGCACTACTATCGGTGCTACCACGCCCTCTACTGGCTCTTTCAGTTCTCTGAACGTGGGCGGTTCTGATGTTGTTGTTGATACAGATATAGGCGTAACAGTACAAGCCTATGATGCAACTATAGTCGTGGATGCAGACATCGGTGTTACCGTACAGGCTTATGATGCTGACACAACAAAGAATGATGTTGCCAACACCTTTACAGCAGTCCAGACATTCGACAACGGAATTATTGAAGAATTCACCGCTGTTACTTCTACAACCAACTCTACAACTGTGAACTTGCAGGATGGCACGAACTTCAGCCACACCCTGACAGAAAACACCACGTTCACGTTCAGCAACCCTGCCGCAAGCGGTAAGGTATCAGCATTCACACTGAAGATTGTTCAGGACGCGAGTGCTTCCGGGTACACGGTGACATGGCCTGCCGCTGTTGATTGGCCTTCTGCTACTGCCCCGACACTGACTGCCACAGCGTCAGCCGTAGACTACTTTGTTTTCATCACGCATGATGGCGGTACTACTTGGTACGGCTTCACTGCTGGACAGGCGTTAGCTTAATGACTGCTTCTAAGAAATTGATACAAGCCGCCGCAGGTGCTGGTGGTGGAGATTTCTATCCGTATACGATAGATAACTCTGCGCGGTTTGCTAGTGCCTCTGACAAATTGACTAGAACAAACTCTGGCTCTGGGTCAACCAAAGGTTGTTTCTCAATGTGGGTTAAAAGAAGCAACTTAAACCCAAGCGCACAGGTTGAGTTAATTGGTACAGGTG